CGTTTATGAGATTGGAGCCAATGCCTCGACCTTTAGAATCACCACCGAAAGATTCCAAACAATCGTAAACTGCTACAATGGTTTCGATCTTTACTCGGACTGAATATGTACGAGTACCGGCTCTTCGTAGTGATTGATCTACCTTGCTTTCGTAGTTCTCACCTTGAGATTCTCTGTTTTTCTGGTACGCTAACCTTTTGCGTTCATTTTCAGAGTCTAGGTCCTTTGTCATTGCGCCTTATCCATGCTAGGTAGATCAATCACTGCGAAGAGCCGGTACTCGTACATATTCAGTCCGAGTAAAGATCGAAACCATTGTGGCAGTTTACGATTGTTTGGAATCTTTCGGTGGTGATTCTAAAGGTCGAGGCATTGGATCCAATCTCATAAACGTGCTAACCTCTTGTATGGAGTCCATGCAAAGAGATGGTTTGTTGCCTAAGCACACGAATGCGGATATTATCCAGAGATATGAGGAAATTAGTGGTCACAAATTAGACAAACCGTTGCTGAATGTACCTAGCATAAAACTCTCGCAGGATGTGAGTACCCATGATATATCAGCCGCAGTTTCAGAACAAATCGAGCTTAACAAGGAAGGAAAGCAAACCTTTCCATTCAATGAAAGTTTATATGAAACCGAGGATTTTTCAATCGGGGATGTACCCGATGAAGAACCTTTGGAGGATCGTGTCTTCCAAAGGAAAGATGATGCTTTAGTTAAAGAGGCATCCATGTCTGAGGATGAGGACGTTAAGAATGCTCTCCTCAAGACGTACAAAACATTACCAGAGTCTTTATGGGGATCGTCCTCAGCAAGGGCTTTGTATAATGCTAACCTAAAAAAGAAGGAGTAATATTATGGCTATGTTTACAGCTAATGCCACGGTCGAAGGCGAAAAAGTATCGGCTAGTGCTGATGTAGAAATCGGCGAATCCCTGCAAAATGCAACAGAACTCTATGGAGAACCTTGCGTATGGGATCTATACAAAAGAGGTGCAACCCTTGCAATTCAGCAAAGGATTGGTGGGCACCTACGTGGTGGAGCAAGCCCAAAAGATATCCCGAAAGCAATGGGAGATTTTAGGCTCGACCAACGTGCAACTCGGTCTAAGAAGTCTGTTGAGGACAAGGTAACTGACCTCTTCGATGGTATGAGCAAGGAGCAAATTGCTGAAGTCCTTGTTAATGCAGGACTCACAAAATAAGGAGTCCTATGAAGCCGCTTGACAACAGCACACTTACCACATATCGTGAGTGTCCTAGAAAGGCGTACTTTCGATATGTCAAGCATTGGCGACAAGCCGGTACTGAGCCGATATATTTCTCTTTCGGCTCAGCCTGGCACGCTGGTTTAGACGCACTCTACTCAGCTTTTTACGAGGCACGTTCCGTTTCAGGTCCAACAGGATCAGAATGGAACAGAGTGCGTCAATCCAGTGAATTTGCCAACGCTATGTCAGAAATAGCCATGACAGCTTTTGCTACAGTTTGGGTAGAAGCTGGCTGGCCTTTAGAACCTACGCCAGAGGAAATGGCAACGTATAAAGGTAGAACTCCTGTCAAAGCAAAGGAGATGTACTTTTATTATTACAAGGAGCTCGCAGAGCATATGAACCGTTGGAAGTTAATAGCAACGGAGCAACCGTTCTGTGTACCTCTTGACTTAGAGGATGAGAAGATATTCTACTCAGGTCGGATAGACAAGGTTATCGAAGATGAGTCTGGTCAACTATGGCTCTTAGAGCATAAGACCAGCACCATGTTTAGCAAGACCACAGGGTTTAGATATGATTTTGTCCAATCATTCTCTCCTAACTCTCAAATAGAAGGCTATATGTATGCTGTACTATTCATGCAACATATGAATGAACTCCCAAATGATCGTGAGTTTGGCGGAGTATATGTAGATGCCTCTCTAGTCCACAAAACTCAATTCCATTTCAAACGCATACCAATCTATTATAGCGACCTGCTTGTAGCAGAGTGGCTAGACGATGTAAGATACTGGTACCAATCGTTTAGAAATTCGGAAGAGAACACGGCTTTCCCAAGAAGTCCGCACTCTTGCCAATCTAAATTTGGTCAATGTACTTTTATTAACCTATGCCGAGCAAAACCATGTATAAAAGATCTTCCTGAAGATCCGCCAGATGGTTTTATAGTGGATGAGTGGAAACCTTTCACAACGGAGACGATTGATGGAAATAAATAGTGCTAAGGACTATAAGCGAGAACGTATGCGAATACTTGCAATAGGTCCCGCTGGCTCAGGTAAGACAACTCAACTCAGGACATTGCCAGGTAAAAAGCTCTTGTTCTGCTTTGAGGATAATGCCTTGAACTCTCTTCAAGGAGATACTGACATAGATTATCAGTTATATCTCCCGGATGTTGTAGAGATAGCACCGAGGTCATTGTCATCTAAACAAAATGTTCGTTCAACACCAGCTACTGGTGAAAAACCTACCGCATTTGATGACTTCGTAAAGGACTTTAACTCTCTGTTACAGGATAATAATAAAGCAACCTTTGCGAAGTATGATGTTATAGCAATAGATAGCCTAACATCTCTATCTAAGGCCGTAATGGATGCAGTATTATTTTTGAACAATAGGATGGGCCAACAGCCAGCACTCGATGACTGGGCGGCTCAGTTGAATACTATCGAGAATACTATTAGGAAAGTAACTTCACTTCCAAAGATGGTGTATATCACAGCCCATGATACGTTGATGCAGGATGATTTAACTAAGAAGATAGTTAATGAGCTTGTACTTACCGGTCAGTTAAAGACTAGGATCCCTATGCTATTCTCAGATATCCTGAAGTTTCAATGTATTGACGAAAAGTTCTCTATGTTGACCCAACCTGATAGGTATAACGTCAAAGTTAGAAAATCGTTACCTAACCTTGATGCAGTAGAAGATGTAACGATAAAAGACCTCAGTAAGCCGCAAGACTACGGTCTAGGGTATCTGATGTCACGGTGATTTTCGATGGTCGAACTTCGCCACTTATTAACCCATAACATAGGATATAACTATGTCAGACGTAGATCTGAGTAGCCTCAAACTCGACGGTATTGAGGACATTGAAGAGCAGAAAGCTCTACCTGCCGGACAGTATCTTGTTCGTATAACTGATGCGGTAATGATGAATTCTAAAGCGGGCAATCCCATGCTCCGCCTCATTGCTGAATTTCCAGATGAACCTTCTGGGGCAGATATATGGCATTACTTAAATATGCCTGTTACTGATACAGAGGAAAGCCAAAGGCTAATACGCTTGAAGGAAATAAAGCGTATGCTTGTGGCATTTGGATGTGAATATGGTCCAGATTTCTTTGCAGACCCTACCCCGCTTATTGGGCAAGAATGTGAACTATATATTTCAGTTGAGCAGGATCAGAACGGTGTAGACCGTAACCGTCTCAATGCTCCTCCTCTTAAATAGGAGCTAATTCTCGGAACACAACGTGTATTTTGTGTTCCGATCCCCCCACTTACATAAGGTACATATGCGTTACACTCAATATACGCATAAAGTTTCCATCCCTATGAGGAAGGAACTTTATGATTTTCTATCCAGCTTACCTCGTGGTTCTCGTACAGACATGGGCCGGGAGTTTTTTCTTTATGTGCAGGCTATGCTTGCTGGTAGTTCTAATGAATATTATTATCCAAGTAGTCCTGCATGGAACAAGGATCTAAGGAAACTATGCAAAGGAAATTATGTTGTATATTTCCCGGAGGAGGCAGAAGATGAAACTTGAACAGTTAGAAATTAGCATTGCCAAGATGAGTGACGATGAGCTCCGGGAGTTTATCCTCGAGAACCGGAAAGCTCAGACACGTTACAAGGAAACTATGGCAATAGCTAAGCCGAAGAAAGTAACCCTCACACCAGCTAAGTCCAAAGAAGAAGCACTTCAAGATATCCTGAAAAATCTGGACCCAGCAGTATTGCAGCAAATCCTCAAAGATAAAGGAATTATATGAAGAAACTATCCATTAAACCTGTCCCAATTAACAAGATAAACGTCGGCACTAGATTCAGGGAAGAACTAGGTGACATTGAATCTCTCGCCCAATCCATAGAAACCGAAGGCCTCATTAACCCCATCACTATAGACCAAGATGACAATCTACTTGCAGGTGGTCGAAGACTAGCCGCAGTTATACTGCTAAAGTGGGATGAGATTACTTGTAACATAATGCATATCGAGTCTGAAGGAGACCTACGCATTATCGAACTAATAGAGAACATTCAAAGGAAGGAACTCTCTTGGTCCGAACAAGCTAATCTTGTAAGCCGCATCAATACCTTAATGAAGGAACAGAACGCTAGCTGGACTCAGAATAAGACAGCCGAATTACTAAAGATGTCACCCGGCCATGTATCTGACCAGATTATGATCGCTGATGTAGCGGAAAGTGTGCCAACTCTAGCCGAAAAAGCAACATTTAAAGACGCCGTGAAGATTTACAGAAGTCTTTGTACTTCGATAGCAGAAACGGAATTGACTGAAAGACTATTAGAGCGAGTCGAGAAAAAGATGCGACCAGAGCAGTCCAGTGAACTCTCTGAGCGTGATAAGTTCGTAGCACTCAATGCAAATTCGTATAAAATCAGAGATGTTTTCGATGGCCTTAATGAGGTTACTTTCGATCATTACGACTATGTAGAGATAGATCCTCCTTACGATAGTGCTGGTTTTGATCCTAAATACAAGAAAACCAAGTTGGAAATATACGGAGGCCGCACTTATTTTGACTTTATCAATACTTTAGTTGATGTATGTTATAGTAAGATGAGCCGGAATAGCTTCATGATCCTTTGGTTTCCCACACAAGACTATACTCTCTTCTCAGAGATACTAGGAGCAAAGATGGATGGTTTTGATAGGATCCCTGTTGTCTGGTACAAAAACACTCAACCAGCAGGTGATCTAGAACGAACACTAAGCCGGCGTTATGAAATGTTCTTTGTAGCATGGAAAGGTCAGCCTGTCTTGCAACTCAAAGGACTACCTAATGTGTTTGAATATCCAACCGTACCAAGTGCAAATAGATGGCATCCAGTACAACGACCTTTGTATATGATGCTAAGATTTAGTGAGATATTCT